CATGAGCGGTATCACATTCCACACCGAGGGGAAGGGCGAGACGCTGCACATAGACGACAGCGGCACGCTGCCACCGGGTACGAAGTCACCGGGTTACAAACTGGACGGACCGAGAAAGATGACAGACAACGTAAACGGACCCGCGCACTACACCAGCGGCACCATCGAGTGCATCGTCGCCATCCAAGCTGCACTCGGTGCGGAGTTCAAGGGATTTCTCAGGGGCAATGTCATCAAGTACCTGTGGAGGTACCAAGACAAAGGCGGGGTAGAGGACTTGCGCAAAGCAAGGTGGTATTTAGAACGACTTATCAAAGAGGAAACAGACGTATGACAACCAAACTGTACATGGACATGAACGAACTGATTGCCTGCACGATCCAGTGGGCACGAGACAAAGGTATCCTTGAGAACGGCACACGACTTGGACAAGCGCAGAAGACACTGGAAGAAGCGCAGGAACTTGTCGCTGCTGTGGAGAACAACAACCGCGAAGAGATCATCGACGCTATCGGTGACGTGTTAGTAACAGTGATTATCCAAGCGGATATGAACGGACTGTGCATAGAAGATTGCTTGCAGTCTGCCTACGACGTGATCAGTAAGCGCACTGGTCGCATGGAAAATGGTGTCTTTGTAAAGGATGGTGGAGCATGAACGAGCTTGATGAACTTCGTAGACTAAAGACCAAGTACCGCCTGACAAACGAGCAGATCGGGGCTATGCTTGGGGTATCAACGAGAATGGTATCGCAGTGGTTTCTTGTGCCCAGTTGGGAACGATTGACTGGAATGCGTGCTGCGTTATCTGACAATCAGAAGCCCTTGTGGACAGACGTGAACGCCAGCTTGCCGCCTGTTGGTGAGTACGTCATCTGCCACGTTGGGGAGATTTCGCCTGTGCTCATGCAGCGAAAAGAGAGTGGTGAGTGGGAGCCTGACTTGCCCGTCACCCATTGGATGCCCATACCGGAGATACCAGACTGATGCTTACTCATTCGTACTCAGCGATTAAGTTGTTCGAGAACTGTCCGCTTCGCTACTACCGACAACGTGTGACGAAGGAGGTGAAGGACGAGGACAACGAGTACACGCTGTACGGATCGAGGATTCACAAGGCATTGGAGAACAAGCTTGCCAAGCAGGAAGACTTGCCCAAGGACATGCAGAAGTATGAGCCGCTGTGTGACGCGATCACTCGCGCAGCGGTGGGCGGGGACTTGCTGGTGGAGTACCAGATGACACTGAACGGCAACCTCGAACCGACTGGCTGGTTCGCAAAGGATGCTTGGCTTCGCAGTGTTCTCGACGTGTTGGTGGTAAAGAACGACAGGGCAATCGTGCTGGACTGGAAGACTGGCAAGCGCCGCCCTGATTTTTTTCAGATGCAAATCTTCGCAGCGCAGGTATTCAAGGTGTACCCCGACGTGACTACTGTTGACACGTCATTGGTATGGCTTCAGACCATGGCGCAGGATCAGGAACGGTTCGAGCGCAAGGACGCGAACCTCCTGTGGCGCGACATTCTGGGACGCATCAAGCGTATTGAACTGGCTGCTGAGAACGACACATGGACAGCCAAGCCCAGCGGATTGTGTAAGTTTTGTCCTTGCCGCCACGACTGCGAATATTTTTAACTTTACAGGTTGACAAGCATGACACCCGAAAGTAAAGTGAAACGAAAGGTGTCGGCACTATTCAAACAGCTAGGTATCTGGTACTTCATGCCAGCATCTAACGGGTTTGGACGGGCAGGTATTCCCGATTACATAGCGTGTGTCGCGGGTACCTTGCTTGGTGTCGAAACCAAGGCAGACAAAACAAAGAAGCCGACCCCACTGCAAGTACAGTGTGGCGAGCTAATAAAAACATCTGGTGGTTACTGGATGGTCGTGTGCGATGACGCCACGCTTGAAGAATTGGAGATACTATGCAAGTCGTTGAAAGAGCGAGGGGCGTGCTCCTCAAGCTGAAAGACCCTAGTCGCGTACTGGAAACCATACCCAGTGCGCAAGTCCTGAAGTACCACGACAGATTCGCAGTACTGGTCAAGCACAGGCTTGACGAAGTGCGCGTGCTGAAGAACCTCGGCATCGAAGTTCCCAGTCCGATCCTGCACTACTACGATTGGGCAGGTGGTCGCCAGCCGTTCGAGCATCAGCGCAAGACTTCAGCGTTCCTGACCATGCACCAGCGGTGCCTTGTTCTCAACGACATTGGGACAGGCAAAACCATGTCGGCACTGTGGGCTGCGGACTACCTGATGAACATCGGCGCGGTGCGTAAAGTCTTGATCATGTCCCCACTCTCCACGTTAGAACGTGTGTGGGGTGACGAGATATTTAAACACTTTATCCATCGCACGTTTACAGTACTGACAGGCGCAGCGGATCGTCGGCGCAAGTTGCTCGGGCAGGATGTAGACTTCTACATCATCAACCACGAGGGCTTCCCGGTTATCAGTGACGAATGCTACGGGATGTTCGACCTGATCATCATCGACGAAGCGGCGGTGTACCGGAACCCAAGCAGCAAGCGGTTCAAACTTTTTTACCGCTGGCTCCAGCAGAATCCTGAGACTCGTCTATGGTTAATGACTGGTACACCAACACCCGAGTCACCGATTAACGCATGGACATTAGCACGACTGGTCAACAGCCCCAACTGCACGAGCAGCTACACACGCTTCCGTGAGCAAGTCATGCTCAAGGTCGGACAGTGGAAGTGGCTACCCCGCCCCGAGGCGGTGGACATTGTGAAGAACATCTTGCAGCCAGCGGTGCGGTTCACTAGGGAGCAGTGCTTGGACATGCCCGAGACAGTGGTGCAGACACGACACGTCGATCTGACGCCAGACCAGCAGCGACACTACAAGGCTATGCTCAGAAGCCTGATTACTCAGGTAGCAGGTGAAGGGCAGATCACGGCGGTCAACGAAGCCGTGAAGTTGATGAAGCTTTTGCAGATCGTATGCGGTGTGGCGTATGGAGACGGAGGCGAGATCATTCAACTGGACGCGACACCAAGGGTGAACCTCGTTCGGGACGTGATTGATGAAGCTGGTCAGAAGGTCATCGTGTTCGTACCACTGACCGGAACTCTGCACATGTTGGAGAAAGAACTGTCGAAGCACTGGACAGTTGGTGTTGTCCACGGTGACACACCTGTCAAACAGCGTGACCAGATATTCCACGACTTCCAGAACACCAAGAACCCACACGTCCTGATTGCGCACCCGCAGTGCATGGCGCATGGGCTGACGCTGACTGCTGCCAGCACGATTGTCTGGTATGGACCTGTTCACAGTAACGAGATTTACGTTCAAGCCAACGGGCGCATTGAGCGTATTGGTAAGAAGTTCGCATCAAACGTGGTGCATATCGAGAGTACTGAACTGGAAAGGAGGGTGTACGACAGACTACGCAACAAACAAAAAATCCAAGGGTTATTGCTTGATCTTGTACAAGAGGAGACTAAAAAATGATAACGATTGATAGTGCTATCAAGGCATATATCAAGCTGCGCAATCAGGAGAAAGACCTGAAGGCGAAGCACAAGGCAGAACTGGAACCCATTGGCAGCAACATGGCGAAGCTTGAGGCGTTCATCCTGCAACAAGCGCAGAGCCAGAACGTCAAGAGCTTCAGGACCGACTACGGTACAGCGTTCCTGTCCACCAAGGACAGCGCAACTGTGGCTGACTGGGATTCCCTGTTCAAATTCATCATGGAGAACGAAGCGTTCGACATGCTCGAAAAGCGTGTGAGCAAACTGGCGGTGCGCTCCCACCTTGATGCACACAATGAGTTGCCGCCCGGAGTGAACTACTCCACGTCACTTGAAGTAACCGTTCGCAGTCCATCCAAAACAGCTAAGGAATAACGTTATGTCAAACATCATCCCAGCAAACATCAAAGTCCCTGCCCATATTGCAGCCCGTATGAAACAGCCTTCTGCACTGGCTACGTCACTGGCTGGCGGCATCAGTCAGGGCGGTGGGTATCCACGCATCAGCATCAAGGGTAGCCGCTTCCGCATCATCGAAGATGGGACAGAGTCTGTACTGGAAACCACCACCCTTGAGGTCGTCATCGTCGGTGCGAATCCTCGCCTGAGCAAAACCTTCTATCAGGAGCAGTGGAACCCGGACAGTGAGCCAGCAGGACCAGACTGCTTCTCTCTGGATGGGATCAAGCCCGATGCGTCGGTTGCTGCTCCTCAGAACGACGTGTGCGTAAGCTGCCCGAACAACGCATGGGGTTCGCGTGTTGCCCCTAACGGACAGCAGTTAAAGGCGTGCTCGGATCAGAAGCGTCTGGCTGTGGTAGCTGCCGACGATCCAACTGGTGCTATCTATTTGTTGCAGGTAACACCCGCTGCGCTGAAGGGGCTGAACACCTACCAGAAAGAACTGTCCATGCGTGGTATCCCTGCCGAGGTGGTGAAGACCAAGATCGGTTTCGATACAGATGCAAGCTTCCCCAAGCTGAAGTTCGGCTTCGGTGGTTTCTTGGACGAAGACACTCAGGCTGCTGTCGATAGCTTGTTTGGTACAGACGAAGTGCTGGAGATTACCGGCGAGAAAGTTGTCGAAGCTGCACCTGCGCCTGTCGTTGCCAAGCCCAAGCCTGCCCCTGTGGTAGTCGAAGAAGAGGAAGAAGAGCCTGCACCTGCACCCAAGAA